GGGTACAGGATCTATGCCTGTTCAATTCCAACAAGTTCCTCAAACTGCTTCTACTGATATGACTTCTCCTCAAGGTAACCTTGCTGCTTATGCTACTGTTTCTGGATCTAGAAACGGATTTGCGAAGTCTTTTACTGAGCATTCTATTGTTATCGGACTTGTATCTGTCCGTGCTGGTCTTACTTACCAACAAGGGATGAACAAAATGTTCACCCGCTCTACTCGTTATGATTTCTACTGGCCTACGTTCGCTCATTTAGGCGAACAGGCTGTTACACGTGGTGAGATCTATCTTACTGATGTTCCTGCCGACAATGATATTGTATTCGGCTACCAAGAGCGATATGCAGAATATCGCTATAAACCTTCTTTGATTACTGGTGTTCTACGCTCTCAAGTTCCTTCTTCTCTTGATGTCTGGCATTTGGCGCAAGAGTTTACTGCGCCTCCTACTCTCTCTACCGATTTCATTGAGGAAAATCCTCCAATGGAACGTATTATTGCTGTTGATTCTGAGCCAGACTTTATTCTTGATTGCTTCTTTGATTATAAATGTACTCGCCCAATGCCGATTTATGGCGTACCTGGGCTAATTGATCACTTCTAGGAGTATATGGATCTTGGAACTGCAGCCTCTATTAATCCTATCGGACTATTATCCACCGGTGGTTCTGCTTTCCTTCAATACAAAGGCCAACAGGATGCTAATGAAGCCAATACTCAAATGGCTAAAGATCAAATGGCTTTTCAGCGAACAATGTCAAATACTTCTTATCAAAGGGCCGTCGCCGATCTTAAGGCTGCTGATCTTAACCCAATTCTGGCTGCTAATGTTGGTGGATCTTCTACTCCTGCCGGCGCATCTGCTGCTGTCCAAAATGAATTTGCCGGCGCCGCCTCAACTGCAGCTGAAACTGCCCGCCTTGCCCTTGATGCGACCAAACTTAAAACTGATATCGCTGAGGGACAATCTCGTATTGACCTTAATAAAGCCTCTGAAAAAACCCAAGACACCCTTGTAGGTGTCAACAAAGCATCCGCTAAAAAAATTGCTACTGATACTAAAATTATGGAAACTGAGTTCCCTAAAATTAAAAAAGAAGTCGAATTCGAAATGCGTAAAAAAGGCATTGAGGATAAAACTATGATATTCGACACTATTATTGATCGCTTACAACGCGTTATGGGGGTCGCTGGATCTGCTATCTCTGGCTACAAAGGAGCTACTAAATGACAAAAGAATTTCAAACTGTGTATAACCGGAAAAAATTTCCCGGTCTTACTTGTACCGAAGACCTTGCTAAACAAGCTCATAAGTCTGAGTGTGACATTAACACTATTGTAAAAAAACATCTTAAACATGGAATCCCTTTTCCTACTGCTGAAAATAAATTTTATGCTGATCTTTCTGAGATCGGAGATTTCCAAAAATCAATGGAAACCGTGTTACGCGGTCAGGAATTATTTTCGGCTCTCCCAGCGCCTATTAGAGAGCGTTTTTCAAACGACCCCTACCAATACCTTAACTTTGCTTCAAACCCCGCCAATAAGGCGGAAATGGCCAAATTAGGCCTGATTCATATTAAAGCTCCTGCAAGCCAACCTCCAAAGGAAGGTGTTTTGGATAAAACACCTGAAAATGGCGCGCAGCCTGAAAAGGCGAAGTAGGCACAGTTAACTCTCTTGTTATTAACTGTGCCAACTGACACCTGGAAACTTGTAACGGCTTTGCCGTTGCAAAAAACGGCAAAGCCGTTACATTACTCATCCAAACAAATTTTATTTTATTATTTGTAATTAGTTATTCTTCACTGATCTACTGATCCGTGTGCAGACATGGCATGCAACACGTTAGTGTTGTTGAAGGCCAGACTGCACATCCCCTTCCCTTCCCTTTCGTCCATGGATGGACGCCCTCCCCCTTGTCATATTGATATATACATGCTAAACTATCACAAACCTGTGCCGTGCCCCCAACCAAAAGGGGGCTTTAAGGCGTTACACATTGATGGGCATGTTACATTTCAATCAATATGACGCCCTGTTCACTTATTCACATTCAGGAGCCCTATGAAATTCAAACGTAAAAAACTATCAAAACCCGCTAGCAAAAAGCTCTTTAAAAAAGGGGCACAAAAAGTCGACAAACGTAACCTGCGCGCAAATCCTATGCGTGGTGGAATACGACTATAGACGACTATGTGCCTACTACCTCTAAGAGCTTTGCGTTCTGAAGGCGGTATTGAGTTTGATTCATCGGGCGACTTACGTATACCTTGTGGACAATGTTATGAGTGTAGACGCAAAAAAGGCGTCACCTGGGCTAACAGGATATATCACGAGTCCCTTGTCCACGATTTTACCACCGTTGCTACTCTTACTTATTCTGAAGATCCTTACTCTTTAAATCTTGAAGATCCGACCAATTTTTTAAAACGCTTGCGAAAAAAAATTGGCCGGATCTCTTATTATTATGTCGGCGAGTATGGTGATCATTACTCCCGACCCCATTACCATTTTATATTATTCGGCGCTGCTTTTCCTGATCGGAAGTATTTGAAAAAGACTGACAAGGATGTACGTCTTTATACTTCCGAACTACTCGAGTCAGTATGGGGCAAAGGATTCTGCCCTATTTCTGACTTCGAGCCTCGCGCCGCTTATTATGTTACTTCTTATTTTCAAAAAAAACTTACTGGTTCTCTTTCCAGTGTCTATAACGGACGAATGCCTGAGTTCGCCCGTATGTCTCGTCGACCTGCTATTGGGAGACGTTTCTATGATCGATTTCGTTCTGATATTTATTCTGGAGATGGCATTGTTGTTGGCGGTCAGATACAGCCAACCTGCCGCTATTATGATCGTCGTCTCGCTATTGACGACCCTGAGTATTATGATACTATTATTTCCAAGCGGGAGAATTTACTTACTGATCGGGAGTCTAATTATGAGGCCACTGTCCGCACTAAAACTGCCTTTAAAAAAACTTTGTCAGATTATGATAAAGCTGCTATCTCTTATCTCAACCGTAACTCAAAAAGATAAGGATGACCTATGATGTATGTTTACTCTATTAAGGACTCTCAAGCTAACTATTACTCTTCTCCCTGGTATGCTCGAACTGATGGTGAGGCTATTCGTGCTTTTACCGAACATGCTAATGATAAAAATACTCAAGTCGGTAAAAACCCTGATGATTTTGTTCTGTTTCGTATTGGTAAATTTGATCCAAACGAGGGTACCCTTTCAGGGAATATTAACTCTTCTGACTCTACTGTAAAAATTATTGCTGCTAACCAAGTTCTTAAATAATAATTGTGCAGCTATGCCTTAAATAGCTACCTTTTGGTGCAAGGCTAACCATTCAATAACAAGGATGTTATAATGAGCCGTTCTCAAGCTGCCAATTCCCGTTTCTCTATGGTTCCTCGCGTGGATATCCCGCGTTCTACTTTTAACCGTGACCATGAACATAAAACCGCATTTGATGCTGGTTATCTTATTCCTGTCTTAGTTGATGAAGCTTTACCTGGTGATACTTTCAAGCTTCGAATGTCTGCTTTTGCTCGTCTCGCTACCCCTGTTGTTCCTATTATGGACAACCTTTACATGGATGTATTCTTCTTTGCTGTTCCTCTCCGTCTTGTTTGGGACCACTTCCAACAATTTATGGGTGAGCGTAAGCCTAACCCTACTTCTTCTATTGATTATTTAATTCCTATTTGTCCAGCCCCTACTACTACCGGTTATTCCGTTGGATCTCTTCAAGATTATATGGGGATCCCTCCTCTCGTTGACAACATTTCACATTCTGCGCTATTTACCAGAGCCTATAACTTAATTTGGAACGAATGGTTTCGTGATGAAAATTTACAAGGCTCTGTTGTTGTTGATACTGACGATGGCCCTGATGATCCTGATGATTATGTATTGCTCAAGCGTGGCAAACGTCATGACTATTTTACTTCATGTTTAACTGCCCCCCAAAAAGGCGACTCTGTATCTCTTCCTCTTCTTGGTGAAGCTCCCGTAATTGGTATCGGTAAATCTACCCTCGATTGGACAGGTGATGCTGGTTCTTATTACGAGGGCTCTGGATCAGCCGTATCTTATGATGTGGCCGCTATTATTGGAACTAACGATGCTAATCGTATCTTTGCTGTTCAACAATATGACGGACCCACTGATATTACTAAAGAGGATCACCCTTGGATCCGTGCTGACTTAACTGATGCTTCTACTGCTACTATTAACCAACTCCGCCAATCATTTCAAATTCAACGTATGCTCGAAAGAGATGCTCGTGGCGGTACTCGTTACACCGAGATTATTCGTTCTCACTTCGGTGTTATTTCTCCTGACGCTCGTTTACAGCGTCCTGAACTTTTGGGTACAGGATCTATGCCTGTTCAATTCCAACAAGTTCCTCAAACTGCTTCTACTGATATGACTTCTCCTCAAGGTAACCTTGCTGCTTATGCTACTGTTTCTGGATCTAGAAACGGATTT